GAATCTCCTTTGGTCGTAACTAATTGTGTTTTATACATTGCCTTATTTTTTTTTTGTTTCTTATTATACCGTTAATATACGAAAGAGGGGTTGGGATTCCAACCCCCTTCGCATTTTTCTTTATTTTTTGTCTAATGTATTTACTAAAGCAAATAACATATTATTTAAATTGTTAATAGCAGCTCTAAATTCAGTAACTTCATTTGTTAACTCTTCAATAGCTGATGTTAAATTTTCTTGACGCATAATTGCTTCTTGTTCAGCAATCCATTGTTGTTGTTCTGGTGTGAACGGGGTCGATTTGAATGTTTTGTTTTCCATTTTTATTTTTTATTATGCCGTGAATATACGAAATGCCTCTTGGGTATCCAAATTTACTTGCAAGAAAGATAAAAGAATGATGTAGGGGGGAATTATTTTATGAAAGAAGAGCAAATACTGCTACACCCCCCTATTATACATCAATAACAAACTGCGTTGGGAAATAAAATGGCAGAACTAAAACCCAACACCAATAAATATAAGTTATTCGTTTGGCGTAGCCACGCTTAACTTAAGGTTTTTTAATTGTTCTTGTATTCCACAATACAATAGGAACTTAGTATATAAACCAGTTTCCTCAATAAATTGAATTGCTAGTTGTTCTTCCTCACCTTCAGCAAATACTGCTTGTGTTAAGTCCTCTTCTACTAATGTAGCCATAGCGTGCTCGCCTACTAATTGATTATTAACTGATAATCTTGTTACGCTGTCAACCATTTTATTGTCTGGTTGGTCTGATTTAAATTCGAATCCCATAGTCTTGTTTTTGTGTTTTATTTGAGTTACCTATATATAATTTATTTTTAGTGAATGCGTGTTCGTTTCTGGATAGATTAGACAACATAATAGCATCAACTATATCATCGTGCATTCCATTTGGGTGAGTAAATGATATGTTTCCATTAGCAGCATACTTGAACGTGTAAGCACTCATTTCATTAAATACTTCAGGCATTAAGGCTTTAGATGGTAATTCTACTTTACCCTCCTGTATATCATAAATTAATTTACGTACACCTTTAGTTTTACTGTCTTGAGTAGTGGTAAATCCAACTAGTTTTCTAATACGTGGTTTTAATAACTCATACATTGCTAATCCAATCCCATTTGTTTCGCAAAATCCTCCCACGATATTCCATCTATTACACTCAAGTATGATATCCTTTCCAATTTCTTCAAATGTGCGTCCATTAGTTCTAAGAATTTTTTCGATTCTTCCAGATTCGCTTTGGATAGAACAAACTGTGAAATCGTTAGAGATTCCAGTATCAACTCCGATAAAATAACGTTCACTTCTGTTTGGTATTCCCCATTCATTTAACATACATACTAAATCAAGATTTGTAAATACATCATTACCTGCATCTGTAAATTCTGCAAGATATTCTTGATAGTAAATCTCACGTGGTAATGACTTATGTTGTTCTATAATGAAGTCTTTATCAACGTATGGATTGTCACGTGAGATGCCTTTAAATGATATATAGACACTATTAGACGTGTTACCACGTAAAAAATACTCATAGAACCAGTTCTTAGATTTAGGTGTAGATATGATTAGGCATTTCTTACCAATTGCAGTTAGCGTAGGTAATACTGCTTGCTCAATAGCATCTTGTTTTACGAACGCTGCCTCATCTATTACTACATAATTAAAACTAAAACCGCGTATAGTATTAAAATTATCAGTGGATAAAAATTGTAGAGTAGACCCGTTAACAAATGTGATTGTAAGGTCTGCTTTATTTTGTTTAGTAATGATTGTATGTGCCGCATTAGTTAGTTCATCAAATATTTTTTTACATTGATTATACACAGGTGCTATCCAGCTACCTTTTTGATTAGGTGTTTTCAATAACCAATACAGCATTAGGTTTTGTGCTAATAATGATTTACCGAACTGACGGCCTGTAGCCACTATACCAAACTTATGTTCGCTATCAGCGAAGCCGTCTATAATTGCTTTCTGCCCCTTATGAGGACTAAATAATTTAACGTTCATTTATCCCAGCTATTATGTTTACGTTTACGTTGAATGATTATTTGTGGTGTGTATGGTTTAATTGCTTTCCATTTACCCTCTATTAGTTTATAATGTTCACCATTACCCCAATTATCTTCCCATTCAATCATTATATCACCATCATAGGTTATTTTTCTAAAGTAACTACCTGTTTTAAATTCCTCTATCCTCATTTAATTCACTGCCCCAACTTAGTTCTACATTACCTTGTATTTTCGCCTCAATTTGTTGAATATCGTTACCTGTATACTTCATAATCTGGTCTACAGCACGTTGTCTAATTTGGGGTGAATCATCTGCTAATAATTCAATTAATGTGTTTACAGCAGGGTCTAATTGCTTAGATAATTTTTCACGCCATTGTTCCTGATATAATGCTGTTGATGAAGCCCAATATGCTGAGTATTGTATTTCACTCTTGTCATTATATGTTTTGTGACAATATTGTATCCATTCTTTGAATCCTAATTTATTGTCACTATTATATCTCATCTCATAACATTTTGCTATACGAGAGTCTGTTTCGTTTTTTGTTAATTTTTTTCCAGCCATCTTATGTGTTCCTTATGTGTGATGTATATACATACATACGATACTTGTATGATACATAACGCCCATTAAATATTGCTTCAGTTTTTGACATTGTGTGTTTTTCCTTTATAGTTATATCTCCATTTATTTTCATCATATCGGCGTTTAATTTCGTCTATATCAAACGACCATCCGTGTTTCATAAACTCCGGCGCAAAATTAATTTTATTTAATCTAACACACACCTTTATATCTTCTTGATAAAAATATACTTTACTTTGAGTTGATAAGTTTGCGTTAAAGATTCTACCATATGAGGTAATAGCATAATTATCACATTCGGCTCCAAACATATGATATTGTTCATCTGGAAATAATAATGGTTTTATATTTTCCTCATTACGTGCTGATGTTACCTCAGTAATAAAGTGTTCAGGATATAAGTCATCTAAATCAACGTCTTGCCCCATTACTTTTTTTTCAATCAAGTCCCAAGCTTTATCACCATCTAAATAAGTGACAAACATTGAGCTAGTATAATACGGAATACCCATTATTTTTTCTTTCTACCACGTGTTGGTTTTTCCTCAACAATAGGAGGATAAGCTATTGCTCTAATTTGAGGATCATACTGGTTTATACGACCTTGCCAAACACGCATTGTTGCGAGATACTCGCAGCTACAACCGGGTATACCTACTTGTTCTGTAAATGCTTTATTATGAGCATCTCTCCACCATCCTAATGTTTTATGATCTATCCTGTAAGTTGCTTTAGGTACTACTTCCTCAAGTATCCATTGGGCATCTGCTTGACTTAATTGTGGGTTAAAATTAATCATTTATGAATATTATAAATCGGATTGTATATACTGATATAATGTTTTTCTAATGTTTTAATCATTTCCTCTTCACACTCCTCAATTACTCTCCAATCTCTGGATTGATGTTGTGCTAATGATGTGTATAAAGCTAAATGTGAAGGACGATGTTTAGCCGCTTGATTTAAATTATTAGTAGCATATCTGTGATTGTTTATCCTACCATTAACTGATTTACTACCACCAACATATAAACATTCATTTGTCACACCATCAAAACAACCATATACACCTTTAATTTTACTATAATAGTGTTGTTGTCCTAGTCTGTGGGTTGTTTTACCTTTAGGTGTTTGAAAATAAGCTTTTTGTGTTGCTCTTGCCTCAGGAGTTTTATTATAAACTGCCATATAAGCACGTTTTTCTTCTTTATTCATATCTTTTTAATTTGTGTATTTCCAAATATATCCTTGTGCTTTTTTTTGTTTACCTGTTAAACAAGCACTAATAGTACAACTACTTTTATATCCTAATTCGTTTTTAGCTTCAGTAGCTGATTTCCATTGCTTAATAAAATTGCCTTCTAAATCATATTGCTCAATAGCTTTACTCATTCTTTCGGAATATAAAGTATAATCTACTTTACCTTTACGTTTTTCCATAGCTGCTTTCCAGTCAATTTTTGCTCTAGATGCTTTGTAATCAATTTTTGAATAATCAGTATTATCTGTTCTTGCTTTGTAATCTGTTTTAGCTACCATAGCTTTATAATCTGTGTTAGCAACTTTTTTATTCCAATCAATTTTAGCGCGAGATGCTTTATAATCAGTATTTGCAACTTTTTTAGCTATAGCTTGTGGTGTTGTTGATTTCTTTTGATTTTTTAAAGTTTTCCAATAAGGAATTCTATCAATTGGATAACCATACTCTTTCTGTAATTCCATTTCTCTGATGGATGCTGTTTTAGCACTAGAATGTTCCTCAATTACTCGATATTCTCCTTCTTTAATGTTTTGTTGATACATCCTTTTCTTTATATCATTAGTTGCACCAATTTTTTTTCCAAAAATCTCGTAAATGTAATGTTTAGTCATAGCTTTTTTCTATTAAATCATATATCCACTTGAATATATGAGCTAGATATGAGGTTATCAAGCCTAACCATAAAGATTGTGTTATAATTAATCCAATCCAAAAACCAAGACAAATATGGCAAAAGAATAATTTACCAAAGTACCAAGGTAAGTTATATAATCTAAGCATATTTTTTAGTTCCTGAATAGGACTAAATTGCCATGCTATAAAATTAGCTAATAATGCTATCCCTAATAACTCAATCATTGATTATGTCTCTTAATTGTTTAGCTACTTCGGTTGCTATTAGCGTCCGTAATTGTTGTTGTTTACGTGTTTTTAAACGTATATAATGCGCTATAATATGTGGAGCGCTGAGTGTTGCGATTAATGTGATTAATGCGCTTATAATACAATATACTAGTGTCATATGAATTGTTTACATTGTTGCTTGATAATTGAAATACCCGTATCTATT